GTGACAGGCACAACAACCATACGATTGGCATCGATGTTACGAGACTCAATCATTTCTTTTGATATTGCAGACTCAGATTCAAAGTAAATTACTCCTGCGTCTGGGTCTTTCTCGAGATAGTGTTTAACTATACTCAAACAGAAAAATGTCTTACCAGTGGAAGACTCACCCGCAATAGCAGTGATTTTATTAGAGGGAATACCACCATAAATCGACCCAGATACAAGTCCATTAAAAATGTAACTACCTGTGTCTACGAATGAGGACGTATCCTGCTCGTCTGATACTACTGTTGCATATTCATTGCCAATTTCTTTGACAATATCTTTTAGAAAACTCATTTCCATCTCAATGTTTTTAAATATTTTAGCACGTCATCTCTGACGTCCATAAGCTCTTGATAACAATCTTGATTGCGAGCACATTGACGAAGTTTCTCGTCAGGTTTCCAGACAGACTCTGTAAATAAGTCTACTCCACGATTCCATTTGTCTTTTGATTCGTCTAGCTCCATAGTGCCTCCAATGTGTTGGTTTTTTCTGCGTCCCATCCAAGAGTGTCAAGTATTACTTGCAACGGTTGAAGGAAACTTTTATTGAATTGTAAGTCATAATCAATACTTCCATTCAAACCCAACTCAGGTGGTAATGTTTGAAAGAATGAGACTACATTCTCATTGATTTTATTGGGGGTGTTAAGCATGACATACTTTACCTTCTCACCTTCTTGGATGAGAGGATACTTGTGTGTCAACTTCTTCTTCTTGACCCAATAGTTATACAGTAGAGCACCACGCACGTGCATGGGACATCCTTTACCATATATTGTAGCAGGGGATGAATTCTTTGCAATGTTATTACAACCACGAGGGAATGCTATTTCCTCAGGTGTCATTGATTCAAACTCCTTTCTAAATTTATCAATGTAATCCTGCACATCGGACTCATTTCCTGACATGATGACATTTAGTGCTTCTTTAATAGCACTTCTACATGGAGCAGGAGTCGATGACTTCACTGCTTCAATACCCATCATCTTCAGTTTGGGTTGGTCATACTGGACACCCTCACTATTCCATACGTTAAGAATATATCTTTTCTTAGCAGTCCAGATACCCTTGTTAGCGATATTCTCTCGCTTCATGACCATCTTCTGCTCGTATGCATTTACATAGGAGGACAACTCTTGGTAAGAACTCTCAATATACTTTTCAAATTCCACCTGACACACCTTGTCAAGGAACCGCACAATGCTCTCACCATCCTTCTTTCGCTCCTTGTATACAGCTTCAACCATAGGACCCAAGTTGAGGTAGATACTATCAGTATCACTAGCAATGACGTAATCATAATCATCTGTCTTTAATAGTTTATTAAGATAAGTATTCATCTTATTCTCTATCCATCGGATAGATACCTGACCAGACAATGTAATTGCCTCAGCATTGGCAAGATTATAATACCTAAAGTATTGGTTACCGATAGCACCATAGGCAGAGTTGAGTTGAATCTTCCTTGCCATCTGGATGTTATTAAACTTAGAGATATCTCTTCTCAGTTTATCGGTGGGGGACTTCTCATACTCCTGCTTGGAGGCAAGCATTCGTTTCTTGTAGATAGTCCTTTCATCGTAGATTCTTTGCATAATCTCTGGTAGGAAACCATGAATGTCTCTACGATACTGTGCACCATTAGCACACACAGCATAGTCACCATCAATATCCACTTCTTGATTGAGTAGTTTATCTACTGTGACTGTAGGGTGACGCTCATCAACTAAGGTTTCTGGTGAGATGTTGTACTGCATGATGAGATGAGGATATAGAGAGTTAAGGTCAAAACTAACAACCCAATCGTACATACCTGGCTCAGGCTCTTTAACATACGCTCCTGCATACTTTTCATCTTTCTTAGTTGATTGACGAGGTGGGACGACAATGTTTCTTTTCTTCAAGTCATTATATATGAGGGTGTCCCACATACGGACTTGAGAATATACATCCTCGAAGTTTACTTTAGCATCGAATGCCATAGTAACTGCCAACTCGATGAGTTTCATCTTGTCTTCTAGTTTGTCAACCAGATTCACGTCATGGATGTTGTATTCCACGAAGCGTTGCCAGTCTGACGTATAGAAGTCTTTGAAGTTTTCATACTCACTGTGGTCAAGTTTCTTATCGTCCAATTCAACCATAGCAATATGGTCTAGACGATAGGACTCTTGGTTTGTGTAGGTAAACTTCTTATAGAGGTCAAGGTAATCGAGAATGGATACACCACAGATATCATATGCAATTTGTTTCCTACCTTGCACAATAAACTCTCTGTCAATAACCCTATTCCAAGGCGACAGAGACTTCTTCCACTTCTCACCTAGCACTCTCTCCATACGACGACAGATGTATGGGATATCATACAAGTTGTTATTCCAACCAGTAATAATGTCAGGAGTATTATCAGACCACCACTTGTGGAAGTCTTGTAGCATCTCCTGCTCTGTCCAGAATACCCTATACTCTACACCTTCGGGAGGAGTAAACTCTCTTGTGCCCCAAGTAATAATCTTCTTAGTATTGAAGTCTTTAATTGTAAGGCATAACATTTCCTCAGCAGATGCTTGCACATCAGGGAAACCATTTTCACATGCGACCTCGATGTCAATCGTATAGATTTTCATCATGGACATATCATAATCAATATCAGAGGGAAACTTCTGATTGATATGTTGGTAGACAAAACGCTCATACCCATGCACTTCTAGTCCATCAGTATTCTCGTATTGTTTTAAGACCTCTCTTGCCTCACGTGCACCACTAAACTGTTTCTTGTAGGCACGACGTCCATCTAGAGTTTTAAACTTTGTAGGTTTGGATTGTGCTTTAGGCACAAAAAACAAAACAGGTGATGACCTATCACGATACTGCACACGTTGACCATGCTCGTATCCACGATAAAGGATATCATCACCGAGTAAAACTAGGTTAGTATAAAACTTACTCATTCACAAGTTTCTTATATTTTTTTACTATCACCTGTGTAGGGTCTAGGATAGACATGACATCAGTAGTGTTTAGAAACACATACCTCTGGTCAGTATGGAGAGGATATGGGAGTAACTCAGAGTCTCTATCGACTTGGAAACAATCTTCTAGCAAGATGCTAGGCTCCTCATCCATCTCCTGCACTTTCCCCAACAAGTAGGTCTGCGGGTGGTGTTTGAGAATAATCAATTTTAGCATCGTCAGTTTTTAGTTTCTTAAATTTCTCAAGGACTTCTTGGTATCCTTGCATGACTCTATCATGTGCGTCAGAAATTGCGACCACAGATAATAGTGTAACAAGATTTCTTCCTTTAGTCAAGGGAGACCATGGGAAGAATTGTATTTGCATATCTTGTAGAGATTCAATAGGGTCTTTACCTTCCTCTTGGAAATAGTCCTCAGGATTCTGCATGATTTGGATACTGAATGCTTCACCAAACTCATATGCTAGTGCCTTTGTAGACTCAGGACTCTCACGAATCTCCTTGATATCAGCGATTACGTCTTCCCCGCTTTGCATTCTTGCTATTTTTATGGCCATAATCGGTCTCCATTAAATTGTCAAAGGTTGTTGTCGCCAAATCTTTAAAGGCTTTCCTAGCAGATACATTCTTTTCGTCTGCAAGGATGTGGACATACTGCATAAAGACATCCGTCATTTCAGTCGGGACATCTAGGGTTACAGTATCACTCCGCTTAGTATATGGTGGACAAAAATTTACATAAAGATTCATAATTCTCCAAAGAAAAAGAGACCTCTGCGGTCTCTTCAATTTATCATTATATAGGTATAATAAAAGAGGGTGGTTGGATTCCTGTATACCAACAAGAGGAGGGCATTTCTACAGTTTAGAATTACTCCTCTGCCTGAGACCCGATTGGTCATCGGTTCTGCCCCTGCGGACAGCAGCACCACCTGTGTCTCATCACCTTAACCAGCTATATGCCAGTAAGTTTATTCAGTCACACCCGACGTAAGCGTCCTTACTCTAATATATTAACAGCATCTTCGCATTGTGTCAACCCCCTATGATAATTAATATGTAATGCCTCGATGAAGACAAGAGACCCTACGATAATTAGATTACATACGGTCAGAGGATGGATAAGATATTTCATAATTTATATAGGAGTGGTGGGACTCGAACCCACACTGTGCAGATTTTAAGTCTGCTGCCTCTGCCGATTGGGCTACACTCCCGAGGCGACTCAGGTAGGATTCGAACCTACGACCAACGCTTTAGAAGAGCGATGCTCTTGTCCACTGAGCTACTGAGTCAAGGTAGGACTGGAGGGAATTGAACCCTCTTGACTCCGTTATAAGCAGAGCGCATTAACCAATATGCGACAGTCCCTTGCCTTTCGACTCATGAATCATAGCACTAAAAAACCCCCTGTGAAGGGGGTTGAATGATTAAGATATCTGATATACCTTACGTTTCTGTTTTTCTGGGACTATCTTTGTCAAGTGAATGGCGAGTAGTCCATCCTTATACGAAATGTCTCCGACCTCTACGTCTTCTGAGATGTTGAAACTTCTAGCGAATGACCGCTTTGCTACACCCCTGTGGATGTAATCATCATCACTGTCCTTGTCTGCTTTTGACTTGACGCATAGGACATTTGTTTCTGTGCTGATTTCTAGGTCGTCTCTGCTCCATCCTGCTAGTGCCATCTCAATTCTCCATCTCGTATCCGATTCTTTTACCACGTTATATGGTGGATACTGTGGTGTGACCTGTCCATAGGATAGCATCCTATTAAATAAGTCATCGTAACCGACGCTGTATGTAGAAACAGCATCGAAAATTTTGTCCAAGTCTTTGGACGTATACCTTGATAGTGTCATAGTTCTCCTTAGTAAGCGAGTTAATTGTGTCCCCGAAGGCGACACTACTATTTAACCATTAAGGAATAT